GGGCCGCGCCGGAGACGGGAGGCGGCAAGGAGTGAATCTATGAAATCGAAACTGAAGACACCGACCGTGCCCGCCCGCGACGTCAAGGCCGAGATGCTGGAGCTCGCCCGCGAACGCGGCGCCCAGACCGAAACCGACCTCATCCGCGCCGGCTTCACCAAAGAGCAGATCGAAACCCATGCGCCCGGCGTTGCCGAGCAGCTTCGCGCCGAAGAGTTTGCGACCGCCGCCTGAAGCGATCCGCTTCGGTCACCGCCGCGACCAGGAACGCGGCGGGTTCCGAAGCGGATGCAAAGGGCACTCCCATGAACCATTTCACGCCATTCCTGCCGGCCGCGGCATTGCTCAAGGCCGCCCCGATTTCGGACGAGCGCGCCTCCAACCTCGAGGAGCGCCTGCTGACCGCCTTCCGCATGCGGCTGCGCACGCAGCGCCGCGCTGAAGCGGCCCTGCTGGTCGCGACCGCCCTGGTCCTCGCCTTCTCTTTTGCGGCGCGGGTGTGACCATGAGCTGGCTTCAAGACATCGGCGCTATGGGCGGACCCGTCGCCATCGTGGTGATCGCCGTCGCAGCCGCAATCCTTCTCAAAGACATCTACCTGAGGTGACCCAATGACGGCTTGCATCATCGTCTACCTGTCCTTCTGCGTCGGCGCGGCCCTCTTTTGCTGCGCCCTTTCCGGCCGGGAAGAGGAAGCGCCCGCAGCACTCCGCCTCGCCTCTAATCGTGCATCCCGTCGCGTTGTGAGGCGCTGACCATGGCGGAGATCGTCCACTTCCCCGGCCGCCCCGCGCGCCCGATGCTGCGCCTCGTCTGCGATATCGACGATCTGGTCGAGGCCGAGAGGACGGCAAAGGCCCGTGCCTATATCGGCAATGCCATGGAAAACATGGCGTCGGCCAATCTCGAGCTCAACGCCGCCAACATGATCCTGCTCGAGCGCGGCGGCGATGTCGCCGAGCTCGTCAGCGACGAGGTCATCACCGGCCTCTGCAACGCGCTGATCGCGGTGATCGACGCCAGGGGATGCCGCACCGACGACCGGCCGCTGCGCAATGCCGCCGCCAACGCGATCGCCGATCGGGAGGGAGGCCACCATGGCAACTAGCGCTCTCGCCAAGCCGCCAGCTGCGGCCGCCACTTTCGTATCGACGCTCTTCACCTCGGCGCTCTCCGCCCTCGATATCCGCATGCCGCTGCGCCACGACACCGCCTGTTGCGGCACGATCATCGACGCCGAGGGCAGGATGGTTTTCGTCATCGACACCAACCGCGAGCACCCGGACCGGGAGGTCACCGATATCGCCACGCTGCTGGTGCTCGCGCTCAACGTCCACGCCGGTTATCCGCCGGAGGCATCCCATGGCTGACACGCTTTTCCGCGTCCATTTCGAGGACGGCACCAAGCTCGACATCACAGCCGCAGACAGCGCGGCCGCCGGCAGATCCGCCGGCGCCCAGCACGACGGCATCATCACCAAAATCAAACGCGTGAAGGGAAACGGGTGATGCTCACTCCTGAGAATAAACTCGTCGACATTGACGATCTCAACAAGTTTCGCATCGGCGATTCTGTTGTGGCCGATGAATGCGCGGACCATGATCGTTTCGAAGGCACCGTCATCGGCATCGAGTTCCAGCGCGTTCATGGCCGCATTCTGCAGCCGTCGATCACTCTTCTCCATGATGGCGACCAGATCACGGATGGTTTCAAGCCAGGTGATCTCCGCCGGACCAACAAGCCGTCGCCGGGAAACCGTACCATAACCGGAGAGACGGTTAGGGGAGAGGCTTGTCACCTCTCCCCGCCTGACATCACCCTCTGGAAGCCCGAGCCGGAGATCTTCATCCACCAGGCGCTCGGCAAGGCCGGCGAGGAAGCCAGCGAGCTTAAGGAGGCCGCAGAATGACGAAGCCGAAGAAACTGCCGAGCGACGAGACCCTGCGCCAGCTGGTGGCCGAGGGCCTGACCCGCGCCCAGATCCTCCAGCGCTATCAGGTCCACCGCACGACGCTCGGCGAAAAGCTGGCCGAGCTCGGCCTGCTCGCCGCCGTCGCGCCGGAGCGCGGGAAGGTTCAGCCGTTCGCCGTCGAGGAAGTGAAGCAGCTGTTGCGCAGCGGCATGAGCTATTCCGATATCGACCGCCACTATGGCCGCACGGTCGGCGGCGCCTGGTGCTTCTGCCGCACCCACGAACTCATTCCCGAAATTCCCGATACCGACATCCGCGAGGACAAGATCGTCATCGGCATCACCGCCACCACGATCGACAAATCAGGCGCCACGCGCACCGTCCGCGCGGCGATCAGCCTGCCGCCGATCAGCATGTTCGCCGCAGCGAGGCAGCAGCGTGGCGAGGCGAGGATAGGGCGATGACGACGCCTATCCGCCTCCAGCTTTCGCGCGCAAAGGGTTTCAACCTGCAGGCCGCATCGAGGGCCGCCAACGGCCTTGCCGCCATCAAGGTCGACCGCACCTCGCCCTTCGGCAACCACTACGCCTTCAGCAAGGATCCTTTCGAGAAGCCGGCCGTATGGCATGTGTTCGAGCGCGGCACCATCGTCAAGAGTTGCTCGTCGAAGAAGGAGGCAGTCGAATACGCGGTCGCCTGCCATCGCGCCGATATCCTCAACCCCTGGCCGAAAAATCACCGCCTGATCGACGCTGTCCCGACGCCTGTCGATATCGCCAAGGCGCTGCGCGGCTATAACCTCGCCTGCTGGTGCAAGCCCGGTGAACCGTGCCACGCCGATATCCTCCTCGAGGTCTCCAATGCCCCGCTGCAGGAGGTCGTTTCGCGATGACCGACAGATCGAGCAACGCCCACGTCATTAACCCTGTTCTGGCGCTGCCGGCCGCGCAGCGGCTCATCGATCTGCATCCGGACGCCCGCGCGGCGCTCGCCGACCTCCTGAAAGACCTTTCGAAGGACGCCCGCCAGCGCGCCCAAAAGAGCTGGCGCTCCAACAAGGGTCCGATGGCTGTGTACTGGAAAGCCGTCGGCGCTTACGCGACCCACCTCTACAGAGTAGTTAGATTGCATCGGAGCGGCCCATGCTGAAAACCGATCCCGTCGCCGGCACGGCGCGCATTGCTTGCGACAGCTGCCCGACATCGATGGAATCCGTGATGGACGCCGATCCGCGCGCCGCCCGCGACAAGGCCGTCCGCGTTGCCAAGATCGCCCGCTGGCTGATCGAGAAGCACGCCGGCGCCTGGCAGCACTTCTGCCCAGCCTGCCGCAAGACGAGAGACAGGGGATCGCTGATATGAGCGACAAAGCCAAGATCCAGATCTGGGACCTGATCGTCGAGATGATGGCAAACGGTGTCCGTACAGGCGTGTTGACCCAGGTTGAAGCGTTGGCCGCATGCTCCGACGCCTGCGCCGCGATCAGCATCCCGCGCGACCAGCAGCCGATCCCGTTCCAGAGCGCGAGGGAAACGGCGTGATGATCAACGACCATGTGAGGGGCCGGTCAGGGCCAGTAAGCAGCGTCTTGATCGGCGCATTCCTCGGGGCTCAATTCATTCCCCAACTCGCGCCAATAGATTGGAGCGATCTTATCGCAGTAGGTCTTTGGATCCACCCCAAAGGGTCTGCGGCCTGTACGGCAATGGAACGTTACGCGTTGACAGAACCGTTCGCAGAATTCCTCTTTGGTCATACAAATAAACTGCTTAGGGCCAAAGATCGTTCAATTGTGATTCCGTTGGTTCCGATTTCACCGGAGGCAGTCTCGGCTCTCTCCTCCTGCGGCAGAAGGAGGGGTCGATGACGGCCCAGGAGCGCATGGAAGGAAAGCGGGTGCGCGCAAGCGAGCGCGCGATCCGCGCCGCCCTAAAGGCCATCCAGGCATCCGGCATGTCTGTTGACAAGCTGTTGATAACGGGTGGACAAATAGAGATCCGATGCACCAGCGTTGAAGGCTCAACCCGCGATCAAGATGATGAGAGCCTCGAAAAATGGTGAGGCCGATTGTGAGAGTAGATTTTCCGGGGCTCCTTGAGGAGCCTTTGCCGTCTGGTGGGAAGAGATGGCGTGTCCGCGTCGAGGGCGAAAAGAAAAAGCGGATCACGATCAGTTGCGGCCCTCAGGACGAGGACTTTTGGCGCCAGTATCTTGCGGCGCGGCGCGGCGTCAAGGTGGAGCCGCTGAAAAAGGCTTCTGAATATGCCAAAGCGAAATCGATAGGCTGGCTGGTCAATAGCTACTTCGAATATCTGGAAGAGCGCGTAAAGGCCGGCACGACCAGCGCGAAGACGCTCAAGAAGAAGCGGAACCTATTGGCGCGGCTGATAAAGCGTCCCGATCGCGAGATGTTCGTCCCGCAGGAAAAGCTTATCGAATTTCAGGACGCTATGGGCTCGACGCCGGCGCAGGCCGACGCCTTCATCGAGGCTGTCGCCGTCATGTACGATTGGGCGATCAAAAGGAAGCACGTCAAGACGAACCCGGCGCGCGGCATCGAATCCGTCTACGTCAAAGGCGATGGCGCTATCCCTTGGAAGGCCGCGGATCTCAAAGCCTATCTTGCCACGCATAAACCGGGGTCGAAGGCGCATGTTGCACTTTCCCTGCTGGTCTGGACCGGCTGCCGGATCGAAGACACTACGCTGCTCGGCCGGAAGCACGAATGCGTCATAGACGGTGTGGAAGCGCTCCGCTGGGTTCCGAGCAAGAAAGGCTCGTCTGAAGTCTGCTTGCCTCTCCTGCCACCGCTGAAGGCCGCTACGCGGGCTCCGAAAGTTCAAGGCGAGACGTATCTGCTGGGGAGAGGTGGGAAGCCCTATGCCAGCGGCGACAGCGCGTCGAATATGTTCAAGCGCTGGTGCGTGGCGGCAGGGATCGGTAATCTGTCGGCGCATGGCATCCGCAAGGGGCTTGCCGAAATCCTGGCCGAACAAGGCTGCAGTCAATACGAGATCATGGCGATTCTCGGTCATTCCGAGGCCAAGACGAGCGAAGTTTATACCCGTCGTGTCGAACGCTGGAAACTTGCTCTAGGAGCGATGGAGAGGGTGAATGTGTCCCATGCATGGGGTTGA